AACCGCTCCTGCTGCTACCTATGTCGTTTGGTGTATCAATGTAAACGTGCCAATTTTTATAGGGTTCTTCCATAAAGTTTGCTCCACTCAATGAATAAACGTAACTGGTAACGTTCAACCTATCCGGCGAAACGTTCCAACGTTTTATTATGTCGATGTTAGGAAAACTATCGTTTACTATATCGCCCAATGTAATTAATGTGTAGCCATAATAAAGGGCATCGAGTGAATATGATATAAACTTGTTGAACCATTCTTTATTTTGGTTGCGCCCGTTGATAGTATCGGTTAACAAATCAGTCGTGTATTGGTCTATTTTGCCGTGCTTATCCATAAACTCCCATTTGCGGAGTAATGTCAAATCCTTTCGGCGTTCTATGCAGGCAAATATTTGAGCATTGTTGATGGTGTCAATAAAAAGTCGTTGGGCTTTGACACGATGCGGATACCAAGCTGATTCCGATTCTACCATAATGTCACGCCACGATAAAACGTCCGCCCTTAGACGCTGGAATTGTACAGGCGCAATATAATTTCTTAAATCTTTCTTTACGGCTGACGGATTATTGCTATCCTGCCCAAATGGGTTGATAGATTTAAGAAAACCTACGAATGGATTATTATTTGGTGCGCCCATAATTTAGTATGAATTAACGTTTTTAAAATTTCCGCCAAACCTTATTCTGCCACCTTGCGCTGGTTGCAATAGTGGAAGTTCGGGCGTAATATCGTCACCGATGCTGGCAGCTTGTAACCACCCCAAAGCTGAATATGTAGGGTATAATATCCTTTTTCCGCCCGTATCCTTCTCCCTGTCCTGACTATCCCCCATGTATCGGTGTATCCTCAAATCTGGGATGTTCCTTGGTGCAATCCTTGCGTAAACGTGGTAAAGTGCAATATCCACGCAAATCATTAACAATTTCTGGTCTCTATTGTCGCCACTTGCCCAATAGGTCGTATTTGATAAATCCGTATTTGCTGGCACGCTATAATCGACACCATCACCCCAATACTTTACCCCATTAACGGGGTCATCAGGGAATACGTTCAAAATTGTGTCGGTTGCAGCTTGGTTGATTTGTAATTTATCATCATGCCCCAACACTTGCGTCTGCAATAAAGCCGTGTATGTTTTATTGCGCCAAAATACTTGCTCGCCGACATTATAAAAGGATTGATAGTTGAATGTTGGGTAAGGCAGTATCGCATAAAACAAATCGTATTGCAACCCTAATAAAGTCCAATGTTCGGGATTAAATGTTTCAGGTATCGTAATGGCTAAACTACATTCATAGACGCTTCCATTGTATAGCGTATAGGCGTTCAATGCGTAGGTAGCTGTTGGGTCGTAAGTTATGGCATTAAGATAAACCGTGTTTTCTGCCAAATAGGATAAAGTGCGGTTATGTTGAGTTACCGGCTCAAACTCAAGTGTTGTATCGTATTTCTGTTTTAGATAGCTGATACATTCTTCTACTGCCGCACGTTGTATGGCTTCTAATATTTGATTGCTGCCGCCTATTATTTGCGTTAAAGCATCTGCCTGTATTTGCTTGTAATAGTCGCCTATAAATAAAAAGCTATCCATTAAATAAAATTTGCCGTAAAAGTACTAAAATAGTTCGTTTATTTTTAATAATTATTTTTAGAGACATTTTTGCCTGTGGTTGGGGTGCGCGTTATGCCCCCACGTTGATACGCCGTGAAGTCTTGGGCAAAAGCGGAGCAAAGAAGATAATCTACTAGGTCACTAAAATGTCCTACAACTTGATAAGATTTCTTTGTGTTCGGGTCTGTTGCGGTTTCTTTGTTCTTAGTGCCGTCAGGAGCTTCTTTTACTGCAATAAAATCGTTAATAGTTTTTTTGCAGTTTGAGCCAATTACTATTTTCAATCCCCCTATTTCTTTTTCGAAGATTGTATTAATCCAATCGCCTCGCATTTTAACGCTTGGGTTTGAACGTAATACTCGCAATGTAGGGCGGTAACTTACTAAAGCATCAGTAATAAGTCTATAAAAATTGTAACCCTTTTCTAGCTTTGTATCTTCTTTACTTGCAGTTGCATCGCCGTAAATAAATAACCCTGATTGATGGGATGGATATTTTCTTATAAATTCATTACAAACAGCCTTAACAGTATTTAGTGGCGTAACTCCTGCAATCTCATCAATCATATAAACCTCTTTTCCCTTAATCTGAAATATACCTACTGGCAAGTAAGGGTTAACGTTGTCATCCCATGAAATATGTAAAGGCAATTCGGGGTCGTAGTAAGTATCTGCAACGTGCTGATTAATCTCAAAACATTTGTAAAATTCGCCGCCCGTTTTCATTTGCACATCCCAATTCCCCTCAACAAATACCTCATATTGAAAACGTGGCATATTTTTAAGGTTTTCTTTGTAGCTTTCCGTAAGGTAGGGGTTATCCGTTATTTTTGAAGGTATATAAAGCCAATTTTCGGGTAATGTATTCGACTTCCATTTATCGTAAACACGAGACTTTACCCAATTATTTGAAGGGTTGCAAGTTGCAATAATAAATGGCTCAATTTGTACTTTAGTTGGTGTTTTCCAACGCCCTGCCCTACCAAAACAAATATCTAATGTGATCTCTTGACATTCGTTAATCTCTTCGAACAAAAAGCCATTTACTTCTAATCCCTTTAACCAATTTAACTCCTTATCATTGTCGTAGTTTTCACCTTTAAACATTATCACACTCCCATTGGGGTGAGTATATTCGAATGGTGAAGTTTTAAGTGTTCCAGATGGCTTTAGGTTTTGAAAAGATGGGATAGTAGTAATTCTTATTTTCTCTAAGTTTTCACGAATAACGCAAAATCTACTTTTCGGAAATACCTCGCACAAAAATAAAAGTGTAGTTAATCCCCAATAAGTCTTTCCGCCACCCATACTTCCCCCAAAAAGAATAAAGCTGTACTTAGTTGATAGTACAGCTTCAAACGCTTCTTTTTGTTTATCTGAAAATATGATTTGCAAATATTACAGTTTTATTTCTTGACCATTGTAAACTAATACTGTTGGTTTAACATCCTCCCCGTCTTTATTAACTTGGGCTTGTTTTTGTATTGCCTTACCATGCGCCCTGTCTAGTATTTTCTCAATCATTTCTGCACCGTTCTTAGATAGCATTTCTTTTGCCACAATACGCATTAGCATAGGATAACTATTGTCACTTATAATTGACTTAATACGTCCTTCATCTAGGTTAATCAATATTGAATATGCCTCAACTATATTATTAGCCGAAGCCGCAGAATATCCCTCTTCTTTTAGCTGTTCATTAACCCGTGACAATACTTTTTTTGGCTGCCCTTTCGGATTGCCGCTTTGCCCTTTCTTAAAAGTGTTTCCGTAATTATGTCCTTTCTGAAATGGCATCTTGAATAATTTTATAATAAACAATCATCAGCAAAAGAGTAATAACCTTCACTTGTAATTATTAAATGGTCTAATAATCTAATATCTAACAAACATCCTGCCTCTTTTATTTTTTGTGTTGTTGCTTTATCCGTTTTTGAAGGTTGTAAAGTTCCAGAGGGATGATTATGTGCTAAAATAATATTACTTGCATTACTTAATAAAGCAAATTGAAAAATAATTTTAGGGTCACATATTACACCCGTCTGACCACCGCTTGAAAGTTTATAAAACCCTAAAACTTTATTTGAATTACTTAATGCTAATATTATCATTGTTTCCGTCCAATCAATAGTATCAGCATCAAATATTTCTTTAAATACTTTGTAAGTGTCTTTTGAACTTTCTATCTTTATCCTTTCACTTGCTTTTACTTTACTATCTAATTTAATTGTAAACTCAGGAACTTTAAATGTGTTATTCATATATTTCATTTTTTAATGCTGTAAATATATTACTTTTTTTTATTAAAAACTTTCCAATCTATTAAATGATGATGTCTGCCAAATCTTATTACTGTTTTTGCATATTGTGGCCATACCGCTTCAATCATTTTAGCTTTTAATAAGTTTTTTTTAGGGTCGTTACCTTTATATAACTCTGTTTGATTGCCACCTTTCATTTTAGCTGCTGTACTAACTTTATCTGCCATATAATAAACACAACTTGCAGTGCTACCACCATTATGTAACACTTGTAAGCATAAATCTATATCCTCATTGTATTTAAGTCGCCAATGATAAGGCAAATTGTTTTTTATTAGCATTGCACTATAAACGTGGCAATTTGTTTTAAATGGCTTTTTAGGTATTTTAACAACAAAATTAGGTTCTTCAAATCCTGATATATCAATATTGTTTTTTATAGTAAATTGTTCTACAAAAAATAATGCACTATCAATATCAGTTATTTTTGTTCGTTTCCCATTAATCCATTTACACCAATATTGTATATTATCATCAAATAACCAATGATATTTATAACCTAATAATTTTGCATGTTCCCAACAAAAGTTACGAGCTGGATAACTACCTAGCCCTAAATTTGAAAATGGTAATTTTAAAACTCTTTTAATGCCTAATTTTTTACAATACAAATCATATTCTTGTGGCTCAACTACAATTAAATAATCAATATTTGAATTTTCGAAATTATCAGCGGTTAATGTTTTTTCATACCTTCCTTTAGAAATTATATAGACGGGGTACACATGTTTACTTGCCATGCCATATTCATTTTTTTAAATTCAACATTTATTGAATTTAGATAACTTTCAGCTTCATCTTTTCCATCAAATAAAAATACAACTCTTTGCTGATTTCCTGTATTTCCTACGGGGTCGAACTCCTCTGTAATATCTACATTATCATCAGTCATTTCATTAATTTCTAAATCATTATGAAATATAGGGACATCTAACCCCCATTTTCCTAGTTGTTCTACATCCCAATCTACTATTATTTCTTCCCAATTCCAATCGCCAAAACCTACATTATCTTTAATAAGAAACTCATTCTTTTGTTCTTCCGTCCAATCGTCTGCAAGTATAACTGGCAGTTGCTTCATTCCACATTCTTTAGCTGCTTTTAGGCGCATATTACCACCGAGCACTACTACTTTATTATCTACGTCGGTAAAGCAAACTAAAGGGCGTTTCTGTAACATTTCTGGAAAGTCCTGTAATGATTTAACTAATTTAGCAAATTTATCGTCTTTAATTACACGAGGGTTTTTAGGGTTTGCCTTAATATCTGTTATATTTTTGTAAATCATTCTAGTATTTTAATTTTCAGTACTTCGCAAATAGCAAATAAATTTTTACTATTAATCCAATACTTCCCGCTTTCCATTCGGCAAAGTGCTTCGGGTGTTACACCTATCTCTTTTGCCATGTCTTGCAAAGATATGTCATTTAGTTTACGTTCGGTGCGAATGTAGTAAGAAAGTTTTTCTTTTGTCATAATTTGTAATTATTGCGTTCTAGGGCTTTAAATTGCTTCGGTGATATAACACTAAGGCAAAAGGCAGTATAATCGAATTTTGAGGCTAATATGTCGTTTTTGAAGACATAGACGATATTGTCGGAGAAGCGGCAGTAGTAAAGCATAATAAAAAGCAGTTTTGAAAGTCTGCAAACTTTTGAGGTGTTATTTACTAAGTATTTGCAAAACTTCGCTCCCAAAAATATCCATATTGAATGCCATCAATTTTGCGTTATATATTTTATTTTTAACCTTTGTTTCGGCTGTAATTTTAGCTTCTGTTTGCAAGATAATTTCTTTAATCATGTCATCAGCTGCAATTTCTTTTAATTTTACAAAACGTTTTAAAAGATGCTAACCCATAGCAAATATTAACCATTTAAACGGCTTCTTTAACCGTTGCATAAGTATAAACTGTACCGTCTGTACATTTTAAGGGATTGTTGTTAATGTAAATTGAAAACATAGTTGTAAAATTAAAAGTTAAAAAATTATAGATAATCTCCGAACATAGAAAAAATAGTATTCCAATCTTCAAAAGTTAATTCAATACCAGCTTTATTAATAGCTCTTACTTTTTGTGGTTTAGTAGTTCCTTTCATTTCAAATATTATTTTGAAAGCTGCTGAAACTCTTTTTTCAGAATCAGATATAATTACATCGGCTTTGTAATACATTTCTGTTGGTATTAAAAATGATTCACTTTTCATTGTACTTGTATTTATATTTTTTTCTTTTGTTACACAAAGATAAGGTTATAATTGATATAAATATCAATATCAAATGTTAAAGTTTTGTTAAAGGGATTAAAAAGATAAAATTAACCAAAGTAAGGTAGGTAAGGCAGTTTTATAAGTAAGTGTAAAAATCTAGTAAAATAGGTAATTATAAGTACTTATATATTATATAATAATAATAATATAATTTTTATATCTTATATAGTAAGCCTTACTTCCTTACTATTCAATACTGTATTGAGTTTGAGCCACTTTTTTAAACCTTACTAAAACCTTACTACCTTACTAACTTTTTAAAGAGATATGTTTTCAAAGTAAGGTAGGTAAGGCAAAAAAATAGCTAACCTTACCTTTACCTTACCTTTTACAACTTCTCGTAAACGCCCCTTTCTAACTGTGTAAATAACTTTCTATTGCTAGATAACCATACTTTAAATGTAGCCTCTTTCACCTTGTAACGTGCCGCTATTTCTATACCTGTTCTAGTTGTAAACTGTGCAGGTAAATCTGGGTATATTTTATCATAAGGGCTTCTAAGATTATCAATAGGCGTTTCTGGGTCAAGCAACTTTAAAGCCTTATTCATATTGGCAAAGAAATACTCCGTTAAACGAATAGCACGTTCCATACTATCCTGCATTATATAACCTACTCGGTAACTACCATCACTTATGGCTTGAATAATAAGAGCAAAACGTAGGCAGTAACCTTGATATTTTGCGATGATACCCTTAACGTTATCATTATTGGCTTTGTTGTAATAGGTGTTCTTATGGTCGTGCCACCGTTTATAAAGTTGCATTGCTTCGGGTGACATTGTATAATGTGTCTTTACTTCATTGTCACGATGTGCATATAAATCGCTGAATAACGTCGTAACACGCTCTTTTAAGTGTGTCGGCTTATATATCTGCTCAAATGATGCTTTATCTTGTGGGTTAGGATAGCTGAATAAAAAACGATGGTAAAAACCATTATAGGCGTTTTCCCCATTTGATAGTTGGTCTAACACACCGGGCTGAATACCACCAACAACATTACAAGTATAGTCTATTATCTTAGTTTCCTCACGGGTTATACGTTGCAACATAATGCTACTACCGTCCCACATTTCTAGCCACTTTTGTAAATCATCCCCCTGTTTATATGCGTTCATTCTTTTAATAAAACCTATCAACTCATCTGCAAGCAATACACACCCTTTATTATTGTATTGTAGCACGTTTATAACCGTTTCAATTGTGGCATCCTGTATAATGTTTTGTGATAGTATTGGCAATGTCGGCGGCGTGTTTGACTTCTTATCTTTATCAAAGATTGCTTTTTCTTCAATATAGGCAGCCTTCTTAGTCTTGTATTCTTTAAAGCGTTCGTTATCCTGTTTAGTAAGAAAATCAAAAGCTATCTTCATACTAGGCGACTTTGCGCTACCTGCATTAGCCACAACTGCAAGATAGATAATAGGCTTAACGAAATACCCGTCCAACGCTTCTAAATAGCAAGTATTACCTATTGCCGTACTAAGTGCCGAAAACATAAACGATGCAATGTACTCATGTTGAATGTTATGGCATTTAATATATTCCTGTAAATAGTCGGGGAATATATCATAAGGAAACTGCATCCTATCCTGGCGAAGTGGTTGTAGTTCGATAGGCTTTTGTTTTATTTCAATGCCTATACTATCGCAAATTATTTGTATTTCTTCAATAGTCTTAATCCAATCTCTTTTATTTCGGTAGTAAATAATCCTTGAGGGAGTAAGTACCCAACTTTTATCGCTTGCCCCTTTCCTATCCTGCCAATTAGGATAGTCGGGTAATGATGTTGTAAATAGAATAACCTTGCGTGATTTCCAATAAACTTTAGCTGAATAAGTAGCTGTACTATCTTTTCGTAAATATGCTATGTGCTTATCATTCTTACTATATTTATAGGATAAGTTTCTAAATAAAGACATTTCATTTAACATCGTTTCAAAGGCTTCATCCGTTATATTGTAGTCAAATGATAAACAAGTACTTTCATAATCTAAAGGGTACTCAACGGGGTTAAATGAAGTTTCTTTGTGTTCTAAGTTGTCTTTGTACTCGTTGAATGTAGCAGAAACAGATACAAGTAAATCGTATTCTTCTTGGGTAAGTTCTTCTAAATCTTCCCATGAATTATGAAACATAGTATATCCGGGTGTAGGAGCGCAATAAGCTAGTAACCCACCTGTATAAACGCTTATTATTTCATTGCCTTTATCATTGGCTGCAATACCTATCTTGTGACTGAGCTGCGGGTATTTAAAATAAATGTGATATCCCTTGTTTCTAGTTTCCTCAATACAAACTTTCCTTAAAACATCTTCATTAGTAGCTTTAACTATTTGCATCCAATCAGTAAAAACTACTTTATTGTCGGTATTCTTCAAATCAAAATCAAACGCCGCAAATGGCGGAAATAACTTTAAAGCTATCCCATTGGCTTGCTCAATCTCTTTTAGCCATTTATCAATAGTAGTATTGTTGTAATTATCGTCTGTAATTTCACTATGTTTAACAACGTGACTATCTGCGGTCTTTGTTTCAGCGTTCCAATAAATAGGAATAGGTTTTAAACCGATTGCAATTAATTCTCTAAAAATACTAATATCCATCGTCTTCTTTTTTATGTAGCTTTTCGTGGCAAGGTGAACAAATAGAAATTAAATCAAACATAGGCTCATCGGTAACACGCTGGTATGTCAAATGATGTACTTGTGTTGCGGTGTTTACCAAACACGCTTGGCAAAGATTTTTATCACGTTCCAACACTTTCAATCTTTTTTTTTGCCATTTTTCCGTCTTTAAATATTCTTTATAACGTTGCCACCATTCGCTAGATTTATCTTGCTGTTCTTTACGAAACTTTTCTGCTTCCGCTTCTTTTCTTTTAATATATTCGTCTTGCTTTAACTTAGAAAAGTAACTCCAAAGACTTCCAGAGTGTTTTTCATCTTTTAGCTGATTAATTGAAGAAAGTTCCGCTTTATCGTAGATGCCTATTTTTAAGGCTTCATCTTTTTTAATATTTTTTGAATTATCCCAACAATTAAGACAAACATTTCTATAAATAGAAACGCCGTTGGATTGTGTTAATTCGTAAATTACTGTTTTAGGTTTTTTGCAGCATATACCTAAATTTTCTTTGAAGGTGTAAACGCCAAAGTTATAGCAATCGTTACAATAATAGCCGTATTGTGTTTCAGTTTCTTTGTACTGAATGTTTTCGCTGCCGCAAATTGCACATTCTTTAGTCAATGATTCCATGATTAATAGCGGTTGTAAGGGTGGGGAATAATTTGTTTGTGATAGCTTCGGCTTCTTTTAATGCTGCAATAATGGATATCTCACCTTGCGCCGTTGTTACTTCAAATTGATGTATGAAGTCAATATACTTATCTTTTTTAGGGTGATAAACCCCTACACACGCACCAATAATACAAGCACTTGGAAAATCTTCCGTACGTTTTTCAAAGTCTTTCAACACTACTGATTTAAGACAATTTAATAACTCTTTATTAAAACTCATAGCAAATAAAAAAGCCCTTAACGGTTCGAGCTGCCACTCTCCCCGTTAAGGGCTGAAAAATATTTAATCAATAAGACATTGGCAGATGTCTGTATTTGTGATATAAGAACTACCGCAAATATACTAAAAACTATCGAATATCCTGTAATACTTTTTCATAGCATAACCAAAAATCCTCTGGCGTTTTAACAAAAAAATAGTAACCTCCTGCCGCTATTTCCCTTGCTTGTTCTTTTAATTGGTCTGCTGATGCTTTGTCTGCGCCTATCTTAATTTCAAACTTTACAGAACGTCCTTGAATGGTAGCGGTAACATCCGCCGTGCCTTTTCGGGTTGTAGACGGGATATATTTTTTTACTGTTAGTATTGTACCGCTTTGTTGCTTTTCGGTTGCATCTACTAATCTTCCTGCACTACTTACCCTTGTGGCGTTACCCCCTTGCCAATTAATAGCGTTTACTATGTAGTTAGTAAGTCCGTTACTTTTTCTTATATCAGGATACTTAGGTTGTGAGTAATGTCCATCAGCTACAACAGTAGGACACTTCACTTCCATGTACTTCCTATGTACCTCATTATACCTTTCTTTTGCTGTCATGTTAGAAGAGGGATTGTTGTTATTTTTTATACTTAGGCTCATAAAGTGCATATCCTTTAATTCTTGCAATATTTTGATTAAACTTATGCCAAATATTTTCGTTTAAGAACTCAAAATGCCCTGTACCTTTTTTAAATGCTTTAAATTTAAAATATGCAAATTCGTGCCACTTTCCAAACTCTAAATTTGCTTCACGATTACAAGTTTTATAAAGACTTTTTAAGCTATCATAATTATCACCATTGAGATAACATAATGCTTTAATAAAATCGTCTAAAATATCATTATTTCTATTATGGTACAAATTGACTGTAACCTCACCGCCGTATCCAACATTGAACAAATAAGGCATAATAAATTTACGATTAACTAAATAATGGCTATTAGTTTTCCATCCCTCAACGCTATATCTATTATCGTGGTGGTGTTCTGTCAACTTATCAAATACTTCAATTAAAGCTTTATCCATACGCTGAGAGTTAGTACCGATAACTATATCAAGCATTCTGTAAATATTACGCATTGTAAAGGGTATTTCAGTTTGCTGCTCTACGAACTTATTAATATCTTCCTTTAACCCTTTGGTGGCATATTTATTCATATTCATTTTACTAAATATAAACTTCCAACCTGCTTTTTGTAAGTCTTTTTTAAATTCATTTCTATTTTTAGGTGCATCTTTTTCAGTTATAGACATTCCTAATTTTGCGGAATAAAAACCGTTTGTAAGATTATTCATTTTAACGGCTGCTTGCAATTGCTCATCAAATATCTTTATTGCACCCGTATAACGATTAACCAAATCACGAACAACGTTATAAGACATAATACCGTTTACTTGTTGTTCAATTTCTTCATCTAAAAAAAATCCATCAAATTCGCCTTTATTACTTTCTCCTGCTTTCTTTATTCTTACTAATACAATCCCCGTATCTGTTGTGCGTTCTGCCTCACTAAAAACATTGCCTAAATATTCAAAGCTGCCATAATTTTCAATAATAGAAAACAATTCACCACGTTTATTTGAATATCTATTTTTAACAGTTTCTTGATTACATATCGCAATAATATCACAACAACCGGGAGCGATATTGTAGGCGTGTAGGATATGAGTATCAGCGTTTGAGAAAGGGGGATTCATTACTATCATATCAATATGGCTAATCATATCGCTAGTGGTTGTCATAAAATCATCCGAAATTACTTTACATTTAGTCTTTAATATTTTTCTGAGGCTGTCGTTTTTTTCTGCCGCAATTACTTCTTTTGCGCCATTCTGTAAAAGATAGCTAACAATGTTACCACTTCCTGCGGATGGTTCTAGTATAATCTTATTTGTAAAATCATAACCGTTAATCATACGGTCTATCACATTATCAGGGGTCGGGTAAAATTCTTTGTCAAACATTTTTTTTATTTTATATCTTGTATTAAAATTTCTTCACCATTTAATTTTGCATCAATAACACTTTCTAACAGTTCCCTAAATTCTGGTTGTAGTAGTGCTATCTTTTCAGCAATGGCAGGAACGGCGAAAACATCGGAGTTCCATTCTTTACGGCAGCCTTCACGCACTTCTTTAGGGAAATTCGGGTTAGTTATGAAGTCTGTATAAATCCAATCTATTTTAGCCTCATAACGTTTACCCAATTTTTCTCCAAGAGAGTTGGGCATTTCCCGTTGAAGGTCTTGGTAGTGTTCTTTCGCTAATCGGAGATGATGTATTGCGCTGACAATGTTGCTTCTCATTGTATTCTGTTGGTTTGTTTATGAAATAAATTTTATGATGCTTGTGCTGTGGGTATAATTTAAGTTGCTGCGCCATCCATTCATTACGTTCTTTTCGCATTGTATAGTATCTGCTACCCTTAAACTCACCATCGAAATAGACTTCTATTGAACCTCTCATTTTCATTTAATTAATGGCTGCAAACGTGTTAGGCTTGCAGCCTGTGAGATTAATCTTCTTCGTGTTCAATACAATTCTTAATAAATGCTTCGTGTGCTTCTTTGGTATCTAAAAGAACATTATTATCATAACGCCTGTACATCATTTGTTCTTGGTCGTAAATAATAAACCTATGTGCTTTCAAGTGATGTTTTTTAGTTAGCCAAATTACATCTTTATAATGTTCTTCATTGTAACTCCAGTGATGCTTTTCTGCATTTTCAAAAGGCTTTTTTAAAGAAGAAGAAAAGTTTGTAGCTTTAACCTTTTCGGGAAATTTAGCCGCCCATTTTGCATTACTATTAGGCTTTGCTTTACTTGTGCCTTCATAAAGTCTAAAATATTTTTGCCTACCCCTTTTGCGCTCTTTTTCAATATATAAAGAGTCTTTAATATTTTGCAAATAGTTTCCCTTAACATCTTCTTTATTACAAACTTTGCACTTGTTAACGTGACCGTCAGCCATTCTAGGGTGTGCATAAAATTCTGTTAGTTGCTTTTCAATACCACATTTAAAACATACTTTCATATTAAATAATTTCCGCTAAGATACTAAATAAATAACTTAAAACGGAAATTATTTTAACACTTTTTTACCATTCTAAAATGGAAAATCTCCGCTTGAATCATCTACTACTACTGCCGCTGCCTGTGGTGTAGGGGCTGATGCCTGTTGTGCATCTGCTTTACTTCCAAGTAGTTCAATATTATCTACTCTAAGGACTAAGCTACTAACTTCTTTACCTTCTTTGTTGGCGTACGTTTGCATACCAATATCGCCGTAAACTAGCACTTTAGTACCTTTCTTTAGATAGTCTACTATTGCTGTCTTTTCACTCCAACGGCTACACTTTACCCATAACGTTTGCGGTTGGTCTTTACTACCTACTGCTACACCAATATTGAACTCTAAAACCTTTTTTCCTGCGGCATCTTTTATGATGGCATCTGCGCCAAGATTACCTGTAAATGTTGCTTTATTCATTATACTTACGGCTGTGAAGTAGCCTTACTTTTACTTGTTTATAAATGTCTCTTCAATGTCGGTGCTTGCATTGATTCCAACTGTTTCACTCTCTTATCCAAATCGTTTACGCATTCTTGCAATACTTCCAATAGATGTTCGCTTTCAGGCTTCGGTTGTTCTATGTGTACACCATTAGAAGCAGGACGAATATTCTTACACCCAATGGCATCATTCCCTTTAATGTAATGGAAACCATATTTTGTAGTATGGCTGTATTCGCCTTTAAAAACCCCGTACGATTCATTATCACCGTACATCTCTACTAAATCGCCTACTTTAGGTTGCCATTTTTCAACTTCTTGTGGTCTCGTAATAGCCATATACTCGGAACGGGTGATGATAATTTCCCAACTTGAATTAGATGCAAAATAGCTTCTATATATTTGCCCATAAAAATTACATTCTCCCAAAAAAGTAGCACCATAAAAACTATTTATGTCTTTTATTACTTCGTCACACTTTTCTACACACCACCCATTAGGGTAACACTCATTTACTAACTCGATAGGGTGTTTAGTAGTCTGTTCCTGTTCCTTCTCCTCTACATCCCCCTTATACGCTTCTAAAATAGTCCTAAAACCATCTGCGGTTACACCCCACACATTTGCGCTGAGGTGGTTTAATAATTCTTTTGATGCTTTCATTTTCTTTAAATTTTACTTATTATCGTTGCTTTAATTTCAGCATCATACTGTGCAACTAAAGTATAAGCAAGTTTGTTTAGTGGTGCTAGTAATTCGGTGGGAGTATCTATGTTGATAATATCCCTTATTACTGTCTTAAATAGTGGGTGTGTTAATGGACATTGCAACTTCTTAGCACTTTCAAAGTTAATCCGCATTTCACGGGCTTTGGTGGTGTAAATGTCGTAAAGGTTACTCTTTTCCATACTTCAAATGTTGTTGATATTGATACTCTAATTGTTCTAACTGCTCTATCGTGTAATTGTTTGCTATTTCAATCTTCGCCGCCCATTTGCTTTGCTCTTTGCGTGGTGGTCTGCCTATTGGCATTTCTTCAATGTACTGAGATATTACTTCTTGTTGTAGTAGTTGCATTTTGTTTATAATTTTGAAAGTGATATGGCCAAGTCAATATATGATGAATATTCTTTAATTTCTTTGTCGGTATAGTTATTTGCTTTACCAATACTTTCAAAGTTTTCTTTCCAATATTCAAAAGTAAATTCTTTACAGCCTATTTTTAAATAACCTTTTTTACACTCATTTACAAAATGCCTAGTGCCTTGTATTTGAAGTGGTGATTTGTCAAAAGCATCGCCATACACCTTTATCCCCCGCTTTACCCCATTTACAGTCAACGGTTAATTCAATTCTAAACAATGTAAAGCCAAATGCGTTTACCTTACTTTCCGATGTTAATTTAAAATGTTTCATTTTTTTGTTTAATTTATGGGTGCAGTTATTAGGCTGCACCCTGTTAAAATTATAGAGGATAAGCAGCGTTTACTTCTATTAGTTGCTCGGTTGTTAATTCGCATTCAGTAGTTAAGAACGTGAAGAAACTAACATCACTATTTGGCAACGTTGCGCCTGTTTTAACGCCTTCTAAGGCTTGCTTATACTTTGCTTCGGTTAGCTTCTTTTTGGCCGCTATTTGTGGCTGTGGTGCTTCTACTGGAGTATAAGTAACGTCCTCTGTTGATTGTTCTGGCATTTCTTCTTTAGTGTAAGGCATACCCCCCAACTCATCACTAAAACAAAGTCTAAAACCTTGTGATATAGCTACTTTCTTTATCATAAAAGAAGCCTTTTGCCAAAATTGAGTAACACTTCCACTACTTGTCTTTTGTACAAATTCGTTGTAGTCAGCCTCCCAAATAAAGGGACGGTTTCTATCTTTGCGGTAAATAGTTAAAGTAGCTTTTAAGTTACCTTGTGCAACGCTGCCCGTAGTTACACACTCCCAACCGTCTAACAATCCCGTACGTTCTGCACGTTTAATATACACTTCATAGCCCGTAATTATACTAGCCTTATCGCCGTACTTACTAACGTGAATTTCACGCTTAAAAGGGTTAAGATTAAAAGCCTTTGCGATAGCAATAAAAGTGCTTTTTTCCCCTGCGGTTAGTTTGTTTACTAAACCTAAATTTTCAAGATGCCCGATAAGTTCCTGCTCGGTTACTGTTGATACTTCGGCTGTTGTAGCCTTTACGATTTCTGTACTCATTTTTTTCTTTTTTTTATTGTTAAAAATTAATTACCTGTTGCTGCACCAATGAACAGTATTGCTAAAGCCATTGCGACTATTAGAATAGCCTGTACTGTCGGCGGTGGTTGTAGTTGCATGCGTGCTTCGTGTATTATTTGGCGTAGTTGTTGCATTTTTTCTAAATTAGTGGGCGGTTGTTAGCCGCCCTGTGAGGGGGTTAAGATAAAAATAAGTGAGGTTTTGAATTAACCATTTCCATTTGCGTTCTTAAAAAATTTTTACCGCAAAGTGTAGTTAATTTTTCGCCTGTTTCTTTAATAATAGCGGTAAACTTTGGCGTACTCCATGTTGATTTTTTAGCTATAATAAAATGGCTTTCACATTTAACTACAAATGTCATATTAGACATTTTAACTTCTACTGATTTTACTTTACTTGCTGTTGTACTTACTAAACTTTTCATTTTTTTTCTTTTTAAATCTCCGCTTAATTGCTTTGATACCACAAAAATATGTATATTTTGAATACAAATAATAGTCTTTATAATATTTCTTTTGACTTTAACATTTCTTTAACATATTGCTTAACAAGGGTAACTATCTCACTATGCAAGCTCTCTGGCACTCTTACGCCTACTTGTTTAGTTCTGTAAGGTTTCTTCTTGTTACCACCGAATTTGTGACCGATGGGGAAGGTGTGTTTCATAATTTATTACGTTTACTGGGTTTACATTTCCATATCATTCGGCATCCTTACCGCCGTCAAATAGCATTTCACTGTGTAGGCTATCATTGTGGCAATCGTTAGTAGTAGCATGGGTAGGTGGTTAGTCGTGAATGTTGCCGATGATTTCTGAAAAATCTAAGAAATCTGATTTTAGTTCATCGTGTTCAGTAAAATAAGTAGGGTAATTCCAATCAGGCAAATCAAGTCTTTTATACCCAAAACAAGCATATTCATCTACCCATAAAACATGTGCCTTGAAATCAGGCAATAAATACCCTTTATGTTCTTTATGCTGTAGAATATCTTTTTCCCACAACATTTTCCCATTCTTATCATTCAATCCTGTATATTGGCAAACCGTTTCGGGTACAACCTCTATCGTATCCCGATTCTCATAAGTCCTGATGAAGTGCATATCATCGTCTTTATTATACTCGTAGAATCCCTCTACCCATTCGCCGTTATCTACTCGTTTGCCCTTAAAAATTATTTTACTTTTCATGTTATTTATTGTTTAATTGTGAATTAATCTGTTTTTCTTTTTGGGAATAATACCAATGCAATAGCCTCTAATTCTTCAAGTGAATTTTTCGGAGTATAACCAGTATTAAAATGACTTTTTATCTTTTGGTATAATTCAGCCACCCTTTTTTCTTTTATAGGAGATTCTTTATCAATATATAATTTTAGTGGTTGATATTGGGTTACTGTTCTTAAAGTTAATAGGTCTACTTTATTGCGCACGCTTTCACAAGTAAAATATTTATTACCTACGCTAACTACCTTATACTCTTTTAGGTTATAATCAAATACAGATAGCCCTACTTTTATATTATGTGGGTTGTTTATTTTCATTTTTTCTCATTTAATTGTTTATGCAATACCGCCACCACTTCCCCCAATTTACTCCATTCTTGCTTTACTTGTTCCAACCTTTCGTTTTCATCAACTCCTTTCCACATAGGGCAACCCTTCCTGATGTTTCTTTCGTGGGCGCAAGCATCTTCTAATAGGTTACGAAGGGAGGGGGCAAAAGCATCTTTTCCAAATATGTTTTCAGTTAATGTTTCAGCCATTCTAGTACGCTTGTCTATTTCGCTTTCTTCCTTTACTTCTATCAAAATACCTTTTGTGAATATACAATCAACTTCCTCTTGAGTAAATATGGGATAAGTAGAAAATCCATTAACTTCGTAATTATTATTTTCATCTTTTAACAAATCGTAAATTTTAGAATTTTTATATGCCGAAATTCTAAACCTCACCCCCGTCCAATCTCTTTCAGTTTCCTTTTCATACAACATACCTTGCTCTTCTGCTAGGCGTTCGATGGTGGATAAGTGGAATATGTAGTGGTTGCTACCTGTTGTAAAATGACTAGCATATATACAACCTTCTAATCCAGTGGCAATGCCTTCTGATTTTAACTGATGCAATCCAGATGTAAATTCTGTTGTCTTATGCCATTTTACAGATGCAACAGTAGTGTACATAAGCCCCTTCGGTATCACAGGCAACTTAGTTCCTTTAATTGTGAAATCTACTTTTTTCATTTTTGTGTAAGATTAATTGTTAAGTAAATTATGAAAAGAACGCACAGTATTAATATAGTATTCATATTCTTTTATTTGTTCTTCGGTGTAACTATGTGAATTACCAATCCTTTTAAAGTTTTCTTCCCAATATGCAATTGAGTAAGATTGACAGCCTATCTGTATTTTGTCCTCACCCCAATACATAACTGAATGATTTGAGCCATTAAAAAATAGTGTCTTTACTTTAACATCGTCACCAATGCTGCTACGTGAACCAATGCTGCTACGTGAACCAATGCTGCTACGTGAACCAATGCTGCTACCGTCACCAATGCTGCTACCGTAACCAATGCTGCTACGGTCACCAATGCTGCTACGGTCACCAATGCTGCTACCGTCACCAATTATGCTACCGTAACCAATGCTGATATTTCTTTCTTTTAAAGCATCTTTAATATCTTCAAAAGTATCATACTCGAAAGGTTTATAACCTTCCCCATTTACCCATAATCTTAAAACTTTTTTAGTACTCATTTTTTCTATTTTTAATTGTTAAGTAATGAATCAACATCAACGCCTATGTCTTTTTTTAAATTTAATTGGATAATGAGGGGATTTTACTATGTTGTTAGTTAATTTAAAACCCCACTCTTTTAATTGGCAAATCCAAAAAAATTCAATATTTCTTGCATCATCTTGTTTACATACTTCTATTCCCTCTATTATAACATTTTCACGTTTTATTTTCAAATATGGTAAATTAAAACAAGAATGTTCAGCAAATCTTTTCTTTAAAGAACACATCGTAGCACCAACATAAAAAGGAGTGTTAGTATCCTTATAAGATAACGTATATATAGTAACCATTACTTATCGTATTGTAAATTAGGGAATACTACTTTAATCTTTTCTATTTGCCCGTCAGTTGGTGCAAGCCTACCTTTTACTATACGGGATAACTCGCTTTCGTGAATACCACACTTATTCATTAACCACCTATTAGTCCTGCCATCCATAGCCTTCACTAATGCTTGCTGAAATGTAATCTTTTCTTTTGCCATTATCTATTTGTTTGATACGCTGCAAATATATACATACATATTTAATCTACCAAAAAATCTTTTTTAGAAATTTATTAAAAAAAGTTTGGTGGTTAATTTATTTGCCCTTATTTTTGCATCATCACACTAAAAAAGAAAAAAAATGGACACATACAAAATATACCTTCACACAAAAAATAAAGACGGTACTATATTAAAGTCTGATAGTTTTATTCGCAATGGCATTAATATAGATGCAGCAGTTACAGATGCTAAAATATACGCTAGAACCTATTGGAATACAAAGAGTAAAATATTTGTTGGTAGCGTTTATATTAAAAATTTTGAAAATAAATTTGTAAAGATTTAATCACAAGTAAAACTAGAAAAATGTCATCTAAAAGAGAAATAATAAAAATTCCATCTACGGTTAAGTCTCTTAAAGATTTTAAGAACTGGTGCGATGATATGAATAAGGGGAGTAATTCTTTATTCATAAAAATGAAAAGAAGCGACTATGGTACTCCGCAAGGATTTTACGAAAAAAATGGCAAAGTAGAATATACTATTGATGGTAGAGATTACGGGGGGTGTTGTACAATCTCAAGGTTTAACCAAGTATTCAAATTTTTATTAATCACCCACTAAAATAAAACACAATGAGACACGAGAAAATTATTAAAGACGAACGTGGTACGATAACAATAACAGTAGACTTACATTCGTTTGCTGCTTACACAACCGATAGGCAAGGCAATGAATATCGTTATGATGTTATAGTACACCACATTGCCCCCAAGAAAAGAAACATGGTGTATAACGAAACTATCGCCACCCCTGCCGAAATACTAGAGGCTAAACTAGAATTGTGGAATAAAATTAAACCGTGTTAGGACATGACAGCAGAATCTATCTACACCTTCATCGCAAAGCGTGACGGGATACCAACTAGCGAGGCACTGATGCAAATGCAATTAGACCGCTATAAAAGATTAATCAAACACCCCCGTAGTGATAAGCATAAGACTTATTTAAGAGAGGGGATTTATAACACTAAAAAAGTATTGAAGAATGTCTAACATGAAACATTGTATGTTCGAAAATACATACGCAGACTTGAAAGATAGTCTTGAAAAAATGGACAATAACCACTACGATGATTTGTCCGAAACAGAACAAAAGTATTTTAAGTTATTGGTGAAACTTTGTACAGAAATAAGCGAAGGTTATCAAGAACAAATTACTAAACTTTTAAAACAAAAGAAATGACAAAAGAACAAATGAAGGTGTACTTATATGCAATATTAAATTTATCTAATTATGGAAGAACAAAGAGTAAGTTTTAAAACAGCTAAATTAGCTAAAGAAAAAGGCTTTAACATAATTACAGAACAATTCTACTGTGAAAACTATGAAGGTATCTGTGAAGAACATGAGGAGTTTCTGATTTCGGATTCATTAGAGGATGGTATTTATGATTGTAATAATGAGTTTAATGAAGGAGAAAGATGGAATGCTCCCACCCAGTCCTTGTTACAGAAGTGGCTCAGGGAGGTTTATACTATTAATGTCTTTGTAGAATACACTAAAGGTATAAATGGTACACACCCTTTGACATACTCTTATCGGTCTGTTATTATATTACAGGATGGGACAAGAAAGTTTTTATCTTCATTTGATATTTTCGAGGAAGGTTTGGAAGTTGGATTGACTGAATCACTTAAATTAATATAATCTATGGAAGATGTAAGTTATACAGGATACAGAGACTATAAGCACCCACTTATGTCTTATATAAGCAACCCTTTTCTTAGCTTTCAGACTCTCTTACAATCATACAATCTTTCACCAGATAAAATTTACGCAATATGCAAACAGAATACAATTTAGATTTTCTGTTAGAAAATACAGGATGCTATAAGAAAAGTAAAGTAGAAAGTCTCTTTCCAAAAGAAAGAGAAGTAGTTAGCTACAAGGATATATTGCAAAGCAATATTCCTCTTGAAGATAAGTACTGGTTCTTTTGCCATAGAGTTTTTACAGATAGTCAGAATCAACATTTTGCTATTAAAATAGCAGAAGTTGTTCTTCCTATCTTTGAAGAGGAGTACCCTGAAGACAACAGGCCTCGTAAATCAATTGAGGCTGCTAGGTTGTACATAGCAGGTGAGATAGGTATAGAGGAGTTAGAGGAGGCTAGGGCTGCTGCTTGGAATGCTGCTTGGGCTGCTGCTTGGAATGCTGCTTGGGCTGCTGCTTGGGCTGCTGAGGCTGCTGAGGCTGCTAGGACTGCTGGGAATGCTGCGGCTGCTGAGGCTGCTGAGGCTGCTAGGACTGCTGGGAATGCTGCGGCTGCTGAGGCTGATACTAATCCAAAATACATAAAAGAGTTAGAAGAATTATTAATGAACTTTATTGAAGAAAACAATTTAAAACAACAATAAAATGCAAACAAATATATTTAGTGTGAAGGATGGGAGTATGAGAACACATCAAGATGATATTAGATTATATTCTAGTATGCACGATGATAATGGGAGGAGTATAATTGCGTCAACAGATATAAATGATATTGTTAATTATGGATTGCTTAAACTCCCCTCCACCCTTATCCGCAAGCCAAAGACTGATGAGGAATTGGCAGAGGAAAAGTATCCTTATGTTAGAGGTGATGGTAGTTTTTATCAACGTATAAGAGAAGCTAATATTGAAGGTTTCCTAGCTGGTCGCAAATCAGTAGGTGGTGAGTTTCATTTGACAAGGGAGCAAGTTAATGAAATTTATAGAATGGGTTTTGATGATAGGCATATTGATTTTAGTAACTTTATCTCCTCACTCACTCTCCCTATCTACCCACATACTATCACAGTAGAACACGATGGAGAAAATTATTTATGGGAAACAATTAAAGCAGAATACTAATGAGAAAGATATTAATTAGTTTACATATTATTCAGATAGTATCTAACGAAGAAAGACACAAAAAGGGATTAAAAAGATTAGGGCGTGGATATTTTGAAGCACATCGCATTAACCCTTATAACCCACTAAGCTACATAGCTTTAATCCTTATTTTAATTATAGGCATTTTAATGTTTGGCTTTGTTGGTGTTTTGAAAGAAGTTGATATAAAAAATCCTTTTAAATGGAATTAGGTAAACACCCAACTTGGGGTATCCGTGTAACAATAAAATTGAAGAGAAATGAGGCAAGTTTTTAGTATTATAAAGTTATTATTCTTATTATTTATTGCCTTTATTGGTATATTAGAAATTTATTTTATCATTATTCACATACCTAAATAAGTACATTATGAACACACCTAACACACACAACCAACTTCCCGAAAACTTGATAGTAGTTGATAGGGAATGGTTGGAGAATGAAATAGAACGTACAAAAAGCGGTATTTATGATGCACACTTGGTATTAAAGTCTATTAGGGATAAGTCCTACCCTCTCACACCGATATTGGAGGATGCTTGGAGTAAAAGCTATCAGCGTTCTTTAGAAAATACTACATCTACAACTTGCCAACAACACGATTTGGAAGAATATTCTTCACAACCAATAACACTTAAAAAGAAATAGTATGAGCAACTTAAATCTTACTCTTAAAGGTAAATGGTTCGATATGATATTATCGGGCGAAAAGAAAGAAGAGTATAGGGAGGTTAAGGATTATTGGGAAACTAGATTAATAGTACCACACGAATCAGAAGATGGCGAATTTGAGCCACACTTTGTATTATTCAAAGAATTTAACACTATCACCTTCACTCATGGATATGCTAAAAACGCCCGTAAAATGATAGTAGAGTGTAAAGGTATTGATATAGGTTCTGCACGTCCCGAATGGTCGGATAATTGGCAAGTAGATGTATTTATAATAAAACTTGGCAATATCATTAAAACTGAAAATATATGAGCAACTTAAATTTAATGGTAGGGGATTGGGTGAATAGACTTTGTGGTGAAAGATTTAAAGTAACCGCCGAATACTTAGTGTATATTTCTGATTACCCCGAAAGACTTCCTACTCCTATCCCTATTACGCCCGAGGTTATGGAGAAGATTGAAAGCATTTTTAAAAATGAAAATAGAGGTACTAGATACGGTTTTTTAGATGGTTATTACAATATTGACAGAGATACTGATTTAGTTGCTATTTTTGAAGATGATGGTTTATTATACATTTATACTTACGAATATTCACACGAGCAATTTCAATTAGTTTGTACTTTCCAATACCTCCACCAACTCCAGCAATTAATCAGATTATTCACTAACAAAGAAATTGAAGTAAAATGGGGAAAGTAAGAAATGGCAAATGGGTATGGATAAGATATTGCAAACATAACGGCATTCCCCAATATGGAGAATATCGTCTATTTGGTAAAAAGATGAAGTATGTTAGATTTGCATTAACGGTTAATAATAATGCTGTTACACGCCTCAAACGAGTAGTAAAGGGTAGGCATTGGCGAAAGAATAGAAGGACAAAAATATATATTCACTTTAAATCATATTATAAATGTTACACATTATGACACCACAACAACAAATTTCAATTTTAATGGGTCATCAATTAAGATACGATGACTTTGAATTAGAACTCAAACTTAAAAGGTATAAAAAACGACTTTTGAATTGTACTGATGATAATATACTTGACTGCACAAAACAAGAAATAAAAAGATTAGAAAGAATAATTCAAAGAAACAAACGAGATGAATAGCTTTTTACTTGAATTATTAAACTAAACTGATAAGATTATGACACAACAAAACTTATTTGAAGTAGATGAAAAATTGATAACAGACACTTGCAGACATTGTGAACATAGACAACGTTGGCAATGTAATAGTAAAGTTATTCAATATTGCGGCGTAAGAAAAAGCAATCGTACCGATAACGGGTTATTGAAAATAAAGGTAACTGATGCAGCTTGCTTTCAGTTTAAGAGTGTTAAAAAGGCAGTTGTAAACTAGGATAATACTGTAATATAATAGCTTTTAGTTTATCAATAGGTATAGCCGCATCACTTGGCTTAGTGCTTGTATTGGTAGGACTATTTAACCCTAACCACGCCAAAGTAAAGTGGTCGAATTTGACTACTTTAAAATAATAATCCGCTATATAAACTTGGTTGTACTTATGTGGGTGCGAAGTGCTGATTAATACACCCGTGTAAACTTCACAATCATATTTACTGCCAATACTATCAAATACTATTGCTTCTATATTTTTCCATTGTTGCTCATTGAACCACGATATTTGAAAGGCTGTATTAGTAGAAAACATCATAGTTTCCTCTGCTGCTATACTATCGAAAGACATTGATTGGTACGGGATTATATGACCGATGTCAACAGTATTATGCTTATCTCCCTTGTATTGCTTATTGTAATTAGCATAGTCTGACTTGCTTACCGTTTGCCATTTAGATGGTATTAACGGGTCTTTATGGAACTCGGTTAATAAACTACCTTCACGCTTTAATTTTGGGCTATTATGGTGCGTAATCGTTTGAGTGTAGTGGTTTAGTATCCCTTGACAAAACACCGTATCAAATTGCACCGTATAGTACTTATGGTTAAGTTGTATCGTATGCTGCCCCCACGAGTTGACTACAATCACTAACCAACTGAAAAATAATAATGTTTGTTTCATATTTACAAAGATAGTTTATAAATGATTATATTTGCCCCAACAGTACTTGGCAGCTTACCATTAGAACAGCTTACTGGTCAAGTCTTTTATTTAAGCCGACTTGGTTTTACCCGTTTGGTCTTATCAAGCCGCAAAAAGTCCTCTGTTTTTTAACAGGGGCTTTTTTATGTCGACTATTCTGCTCATTTTACTTGCCATATTTTAATAAGCATCTCGGATATTTTCCGAATAGTAACCATTTAATTATCAATTTTGATAGTAATTTTGTTAATACATTATCAAAATTACTATTATTGGGTGATATTACGGCAACTTCATATAATTCTCTGCACGTTCTTTAGCTATCTTTTTATTGTCATCCTCAAACCACTGCTTTAATAAACTATCTTTTGAAATTGCCGACATTTTAACACCAGTATCATAACCTACTTCTATACACTCCTTCATTAATTCAAGAAGCATAAACGTAGGATTATAACCTATCTTTTTTAATCGCTTTTCTGCTTTAGTCATAGTTGTATTTGTTTCAGTTACTAACTTTCTTCTTTTCTTCGCTAAACCAATCACGCTGCAAGTCCTCTAGTGTGGTGGTAGAGATGCCCATTACAGAGGTAGAATAGCCAACGTTAAGGCAATACTTCATTAGTTCTATTATCTCGGGAGTTTCTTCAATTCCCCTTGCTTGTAGTATTTGTTGGGATTTTGTCATAATTCATTAACTTTCTTTAATAATGTACCAATTTCAATCAATGCATAATCAGACCATAGTCCTTTAGTATCAATAGGCTCATAGTAGTAAGTGCCTAAGTCGCTTATAAATATGCCTATTGGCTTGTTATTGCTTTTTACAAAGACTTTATAAATGCCGTCTGCTAGTAGTTCTATTCTTACCGTTTGTGTTTCGGTCATAATTCACAATTTAGTTAAATCAAAAAAATAATCTTCGTGACTTACGGTTGCTGAATGTTTATCTATTAAATATGCTTCCAAGTTAATCTAGTCTTATATGTCTATATACGTATGCCATAGCTATAAAGATACTAAAAAAATATTAAAATAAATGCGTGAATCGCCCTATTTGTCCTTGTGTTGGATGGTGTAAAAAACAATCTATTGCTTTGGGTGTATATTGAAAAGCATTACGAGAGTGCCAACTATCCGCACCGCTAGGGCTTCGCATACTTTCAACAGTAACACTCATATAATCCTTACTTTTCTTGTGGTGAATATGATGCGTATAGTAGTAACGGTGTTTGCATTTATACCAATTTTCGCCAGCTTCATGTGCCATTAATAAAGCTAAATCAGTTTCCTTTGCGCCATCCCCGTGAGTGCTGCCTATAAGGTTTTCACCATAAACAAAATATTTCCTATGTGCCATCCCGACATTAAATGTAATATGTTCGCATTTTGAAAACCACGCTTCTAAAGTTTGAGCCAATAAAAAACCAGTCATATAATCATGGTTAGACGGGTTATAATCTACTTGTGTGGGTGCGATAGTTGAAAGCGTTTCTATTACCCAAATAATTAACTTCTTAGCTATCATAAAGGCATCATACCACATTACTTGGGTATCTTGTCGTGTTCCTGCTGTGGTAGTGCTTTGTGGGTTATCCGTGTGTAGAATATCGTTACCAATAATTAAAAGCACTTTGTCTACATTATAGAAACGTACTTTGTTTAGTAGCGACATTATTCCCTCCTTTACCCTGCTTACCGCTATCTCAATATTGTATTCGTCTCCCGTCTCAAATGCACTACATAATTTATTTATGTGGATGTCGGCAGGGTCTATAACTAATAGGTGTGCATCTTCATATTTAGGATATAAGATGTTAGGATATTTAGGAGCGTACTGTTTTACTTCTTTTATTATTTCTTCCTTTAAATCCTCCCACGTTACTTGTTTGTTGAAGAATAAGCTAAAATGCTCCCCTTTATACCACCCGTGCTTAACGCTATCAAATGGAACGCCGCTATTTGTACATTCCTCTGCAAGCGCAACGTGTTTTTCTTCTAACTTACCGATAACTTCCCTTCGCATCTTCTCCACATACTTAATGCTAGTGTCGAATTTAGGGGCAACATCTTTAGGCATTTCTTTAGGATTAGCCTTTAGATACTCCCTTATTTTCTGCGACTTACTTTTTTCTTCGGTAGTGTTAGGCATTTCTTCTTTTTAGGTAACGTATTAATTATCTTCAACGGTTCAAATCGTATGGGTGGGGTTAGCATTGTCGATAAGATTAGCCCATAATATTGCTACTATGAGCGTTAATGAAAATAGTATCGTGTAAACTGCTAACATGGTGTATTGTATAGTGTCCATTCAGCCCTACGGCGTGTTTCTAGCCCTTTAACGGGCAAGTGGTTAGAGTATATCCATTTGTCAAATTCTAGCTGTATAGATGGGTCTTTTGGGTTTGTGTTTACTTTCTTTAGTAAAGTGCTTTCGGATAAGTTGCCTTCACCTAAATTGTACGCAAAAGACACCAACGCACCGAACTGATTATCGTTTAATTGCGATGTGACTAAATGACTAACGGCTACTGCTTTTTGATTGACTTCAAAGGTTAAGTATTCGATTGCTTGTTGTTCTGTAATTGCCGGGTCTCCTACTTTTACTTTGTTGCCATTGGGGTAAGTTGTTGAACCATAGCCGATTGTGTCTATCGAGGGGGCATCTATACTATCGTGATAGGCAGTTGATGAAAACCCCTCGAAGTGTTTTATTAAATCTATTGTTTGTTTGTTTACTTGTCTCATAATCCAAAGATTTTTTTAAGAAAATTTAATGAGGCATCATTGCTTTTTGGGTTATGTTTACTTTTTTGCTTCAATAATTTATCTACATAAATATCTTTACTATTTAGTTCTTCATCGCTTTCAACATCAACGACTACCTTCTTTTCGCCTACTTGTATTACTATTTTGTAAGTCATAATCTCGGTTTAACTATATACAATACCAACGCCAACACTATCGCTGCAATCAGTAGCCAAAAATACAACTCCCACTTACTAGCATCCTTTTCGTTAGACGCTGCTTGTAGTCTGCTATCTGTTACTGCTTGATTAAGTATAGCTATTTGCTTGTCCTTATCTTGCATTTGCGATTTGAGGATGGATATTTGTTGATTGTCGATTATCGTATCTCTATCGTGGATTTTCGTATATAATCGTATTATCTTAGTAGTTGTATCGTGAATGTAGTTGCCAATAGTATCGTGACAAGTAACTATAGAAGTATCGTGTAAATAGCTTGTATCGCTACTGTGCGCTATCACCTTATTATCGCAAGGGTATAATTGCATATATATCTGGCCTGTTGTATCAAATAAAGGTTTCTTTGTGAGTACTCTTTGCAACGCTGTACGGTCGGACATACAACCCGTTAAATGCCACATTATCAGTCCAAATAAAATGATAATTCCAATGTAACTATAACCTTTATCTGCTTTCATTTTTTTCTAATTTTAAAAGTACCCTCTATCGTTCTTGTGTTGGATAGAGGGCGTTGAATGTGTCTCGGACACTAGCCCCGTATGATTTAAGGGCGAACTTGGGGCAGTATAGCCGCAATGATGTTAAAGCAGTTTGTGTCACCCTCACAACAAGTATCTTAAAGGTTATTAAGTCCGCAGCATGATACTTACCTTAGCCGAATGGTGTTTTTATTTATTACTGCTTTTTTACTTTGAAGGCTCACTCGTAAGTACTTGCCCCGCTGAATTAGTTAAGAACTTCTTACTGATGTAACTTAGTGCTGCAATAGCCGCAGTCGTTCCAATAGCCTTGTAATCAAAGGTTAATGTTCCTGCTTGTAAGGTGTTAGTCACAACCGCTAATACTGCACCAATAACGGCTATCAAAAGCCCGTGTAAAAAGTCTTGAAGTCCAACGCTGAATAATTTGCTCATTTGTTTTTTATTTTCTATTACTAAATAACCTATATACATAGACAAAACTACATAAATAAGTTTGATTATCCACACTTTATTTTTTATTACGGTCTTTCTTAATGGCTTGATAGTAGTAAATCCCTGCTAATACTGACACAATAGAACCTAATACAAACGATACAATTTTCATAGTCATATCTACTGTGGTGGCAGAAATAGTAAACAATCCCAATACTCCCAATAGGCTAATGAATCCGTCTGCTGTCTGTTTAATGTGGTGTAACATAGTCTATTAATGTTATTTTATTTGAATGTTAATTGAATGCCGCTACGGGAGAGATAGTTCTTAATATCTACTATCAAATCTAAATCAGTATTCCATTCCGCATACTCACTCTTAGTAAGGGTGTATGTGTTGAATATGACATTTTGATTGTTTGAGTTAGCTTTAACCGTGAAATTAACCACGCAAGAACTGTCACGAGGGGAATCGGTATAGTTAAAGAAACCAATGTGATTGATAGTGTCCGTAACTATTGGGAAACCGTGAGATATTGTCACACTATTGACCGCTGCACAAGTACAGTCTTTTAAAGTAGTGTCTACTGTTTGCCCGTAAGAAGTCGCACCAATTAATAAAGCTGCAAGAATGATTGATAAATATTTCATATTGTTTAGTTTAGTTCACAATCCACCAATTAATGGTATCGTTATCGCTAGAATTAGTGGAGTTAATAATAAATGATGTATTTGCTGAAATTGTTCCTATATATAGTGTACCTGCATTACTTACGCTACTTCCTGCGTGGGTAACGAATATTTTACTAGATGCAGTTACTGCCGAAGTCAAAACCGTTACCGTTCCTGATAAAAGTGTTGCCGTACCGATAGAGGCATTTGTTCCTGTGGCTATGTTTATTTTATTACCTGCTGTTTCTAGTTTTATTGAACCATTTACTTGTAATTGATTAGCACCATCATCTGTAGGCAAGGAAACACCCATTAATATTCGTCCAGATGACTTGACAGCAAATCTTACGTTACTAGCGTAAGATGTTACACCACCCGAGCCTATTGATACGTCATTATAAGATTGGACTGTAACATTGCTTGAAGAACCACCACTAATATATGCCGCCGCCTCATTTCCGACAAGTCCAGATTGTGTAGACCCGCCATTATTTATCTGTAACCCTTGCCTCACTATTGGATAATTGCCTAGGTTCAGTGTCCCGGCAAATGTTATTAACCCAGATGATGTGATACTTAATATAGGATACGAGTTACCATTAATGCCTACATAAAATCCTCCTTGACTTAATATTGACAAATCAGTAGTACTAGCTCCTGTAATAATTCCCGTACCTACCCTTCCTATTAAATTCGTTCCACCATAATAAAATAATAAATTAGGGCTTGTCGCTGCATTTATGCGTAGTGAGCCATAGTCTGGGCCTGTAAAATTTGATAATCCATTTACATTCAATAAATAATTACTTTGTGGTGTAGTTGTACCAAAATTGAAGTTGTGGTTTGTACTATCGTAGTTGCCATAAGTAACAGTTGAACTACTTAGTTTGCTATTGGCTGTACTCCATGTTGCAAATGGCATTAATTGACCCGATGGTGTCCCGTTTCCTGTAATTCCCCCACCGCCCAACTTAGTCGTATCCAAATTATAAGCCCCCGTTGCGCTATTATAGGTGAATATTGAGCCCGTGGAAACGTTACGGGTGGCACTCAATGAACTACCTACTAAATAGTCATTAGCCGCACCGCTAGTAGCCGCACTAACATTACCACTACCGTCCGCCTTTAATATCCCCGTTACACTACCTGCACCGCCTTTGTTACTACCTATTACACTAGCATTCCACGTTGCATTGGTTATACTTGCATTGCCTAAATTAAATGTATTAGTACTCCATTGCACTGCTGATGGTGCGCTAAAATGCCAATCCCAACTACCTGCTGCTATCGAATTACTATTAAGAACTAAAGAGGCATATCCACCTGTTGGAATTGTAGTTACTAAACTATTTGAATTATTGTTGACCGTAATAGTTCCGCTTGTTTGATTATTATTGAATGTGAAAATTGTACCACTAGGCAAAGTAGTAGCATCTGGTAATTTTATAACTTGCCCCCCCGAACCCGTTATTAAATAATTGGGGATTGATAAAACAGTTAATGTTATCTGTGTGCCACTTGCTGCAACACTACTAAACCCACTATAAAAAGTATTCGCCGCTACATTACCACACGCTGTATCTACCGTTGCCCCGTTTGTATAGCCTATGTGGTTTGTGCCATTCCAATAAGTTATTGGCACTTTCGAAGATGTGATAGTTGGGGAGTTGCCTGTGATAGTTCCCGAACCTTTGTTTGCATTAAAGTAAGTAGGGGTAATGTATAAACTACTGTCTTTTGCCATTAGTACCTGCCTAAAATATTGCCCCGAACCTATTTGAGCAAATAAACTCCCATTATGAGTGCCTATCAAACCATAAGCAACGTTTCTATTGGTGTCGGGCAATGATAAGTAATTAATAGGATATATCGCACCTCCTGTTATGGCTGCGCTACTCGATGCGGTTACGTCACCTGCAAAATCAAAAGAAACGCCACTATTACTTAATGTGCCTGTTTTGCCGAAAGTCCAATAGTTAGTATTGTTATTGATTATTTTCAAATCGTTGTTGTCTGTCGTCCCTATTATAGCAGTTGAACCAAATGAATTACCACCGTTTAATATATTGAAAGGATTTGAAGTAGTTACCCTAGGAACTTTATACCAATCTCCTTTATACTTCACCCATAAGGCACTATCTTGAGGGCGAATAGTAATCATTGAAGTATCTGCCGAACTTATTGTTCCAGTGTCTTTTGACGGAACACCTAATCCCGTTGTGAATCTTTGCTTCCCGTTTATTGGCTGCCATTGTGAAAGGCATTGCCCGGAAAAAAAAATAACGGACAATAAAAGAAAAAGTATATTTTTAAAATTCATAAAACAAAAGTATAGGTTTTTTTTCTAAATAAATCAACCTGTAACTATTTTGGTATAAATACCCGCCAAAGTTTCTCCTTGGTTTAGGGAAATACCATTGTTGAAGGTTATTTGCCCCGTATTTACATTAAAGGAAAAGTCCGATGGAGCCATTGGTTTTATTTCCCTGATTATTTGTACGATACTTCCCCCTATCAATTGCGTTAGGGTTATAGATGTTTCACCTCCAGCAGCTACATATTCAAATGGCTGCACATTTTCATACTTTATCATAGTTGCAGGATTTGGGTTTGAAGGTTGATTATATCCGTTGTTATTTGGTGTCGCACCACTATTTCCTTGTACAATAGTTGAAAGTGTTGCATTCTTTATGATTGATGTTGAATAAACAATATTTGAATTTGAATTTATCGTATTTACAGATTGGTCGGCTGTCAATGTTTCGTCCCATTCAAATTGCTCGCCACCGACAATATCATAATCCAAATTGGATATACCATTGTCTTGCAATAGCTTTATAGCCAAATCAAATGACCCGTAAGTGTTCAACATTACATCCATCAAAGCCTGACCGTTAACTGCACTAAATACTAACATTGGGGTCTAAATTTAATTTTCCTGTATTATCATAAGTTACCAAAGGTCGGCAATCGTAGCCATCGCTTGTGAGTTGCAGTTTTGTAACTTTAGCCAATATTTGACTTGCATTTGTTGATTTTAAGAATGTCATTATAGCCACCCCGTCCGTTGGGTTTTCTTTCCACCACCCCGGACAAGCATTAATTGTATCCGCAATATGCTGTTCGTCACTCTCCCCCCATACCAAATCATTGTTCAGTATGAGTAAATCATTATTGCTAAGTTGTAAGTCGTATCTAATTGCCATGTTTTACATTTGTATTTTCGTAATCCGACTGATTAAAAGTAGATAATGTGCCAGGTGTATAAGTACCGCCCGCACTTGATATGCCCGTTGCTATTTTCGTCAATTCCGCTTGTATTTGTGATACCAAATTATTATTCTTTGCTGTCAAATCCGCTATTCTTATCAATCCTCCATAACTACCATCGTTTAATTTAATCAAGGTCGTGGCTGTTAACGTAATATTGGCAACTTCGCTGTATTGGCATACAAATGGTTCTACGTTTTGCGAATATATAACCTTCACCGTGCTTCCTACTACTGGCTCAATCAATATGCCATCGTCCACAACTGCCATTAACATGACGCCGGGTATTTCAAACTCTACATTACCATCAACGGCAGTTACTATGCAAGTCCTGCTGGAAATATCGACACTTTCCACAGTTGCGTTTACATAATAAACGGGTACGGCTTTATGCAACCCTGTTATCTTTAGGATTGCGTCTGTAATATCCCTATTAGCCGTTGCTGTACTCATTAGTTATCTGTTGATGGTGTGGTTAATAAAATCTTATAATCCAATTCCACGACTTGCCTTAATCCGTTAACACCACCACTATACGCCACACTCTTGACTTTATATAGCCCATTGCGCTCAGGTAAGACATTATCCACAATATTCACATTGTCGCCCATCCTCACGAATGGCAATCCAAAGGTAGTGAACTTGCCCTTAAATCCAGTATAATAATATTTTCTAAGTTCATTTGCTGCCAAATCCCTTAATTGTTGTATGGATGTCGCACCGGGAAAAAATAAAGTCCTTCTTTCCCCTCCCGTGTTTGCTGGGTAATCAACGCCCTTTTGTTTTACCAAAACAGTAGGCGTATCGCTTCCATTTTGAAACGTAACCAATACTTCCAACCTTGTTTTTTTGGTTTTCGGCTGACCGTCTTTTGTTGTTGCGCCCGTTTCTTCTTCTATTGTATTGGTAGCGGTTGCACTCAAAACTATATCATCCTTTCTGTTGTACTCCAGTTCGTCCGATGCGATAGCCCCAATAGTGCCGCTTATGTATTTTGACTGAAAATAAAACGTACGCACATTTGGCACAAGTGAACTATAAACCAATGCCCCACAATATAAAGTATTGCCCCTGAAGTAACTCTCGAAGTGGTACTGCTTTCGCAAGCGGCTCAATACTTCAGCTATCGTTTCGTTGCCTATCATAAAAGCCCCGAATGTGGTTTGAGCTGTTGCGTTTACTGTTAAACCCGTACCTTGCAGCAAGAAGGTAAGTATTGTTTCTAGCGTATCTGTTGGCAGGAATGTTTTTATGGGTGCTTGTATCTGCTTCAATAAAAACATATTGTCCTCTATTTCAAACTCGATAGGCTTTTTTGAAGTAACTTTGGAAACAAAGCCTTGGAAAAGATGCGTATTGTCGGTTGTGTTATTTGTCCCTTCTTGTATTTCCCTACCGTTAGAGAAATATTTGTAAGCCCAATCTATAGTTATGGCATCGCCCCTCATTATCAATGGTGGGTTGCTAGAAAAACCACCAATGTTTACTATCGTTCCCGCCAATGGCACTAGTTTATTATTGGCATCCCTTACATATAAATTTTTAGGCACAACCACCTTACCGTGGTTAGTTAAGTCCCGCCAACTGTCAGTGCATTCGTATTCGTGGGCAAAGTTGAATGTAAACACCTTGTTTCGCAAAGGATAAGCCTTTGTTTGCGTGCGCTGCGTTATTGTTATCGTGGTTATTGCCCTATACATTATTTTTGTGCCATTGATAATTCTTGTGGGGTATCCGAAATTGCGGGCAATGAAAAAGTTTGGTAACTATAACCGCCCTCTGTTTGTCCGAGCGTCCTATCCTCAAAAACTACATTGTAAATCCCCTTGTCATTCAAGTAGGTACACGTAACAGGGATAGCAACGGGTGCTTTGATAATCTTTAATAAAGTTGATACGTCTTCACTTGGGTAACTTCCATTTGTCCCGGTCAACACTCCCCTAAATGTTATTTGTGCATCTCCCTCGCCGATATATTCCTTAACAGTTCCATCCGTTCCTTGTATTTCAGTCTTTACAATATTTCTCGGAAATACAACATCGATTAAAATAGCCTGCAAAGTCATAGAAGGCGTAGTGATAGACTTGTTGTTATTGTCCGTATAAGTGATGCTATCAAAGGTCACGTCTGCATAAACAGGCGTTCCCAAATCGCTTGCATATAGTGGCAAATCAGGGTCGTTGCTTGCTATCTTGCCATCATAGGGGCTATTTGTCTCAAATGATAAATGTGGCTGTATCGTTGCAATGCCTTTAGTGTACGGGTTAGACTTGGGTGCATTGTTGCGTGCCTCCCCCGCTAACTCGGTGGCTATCTGCGCCGCAACCTGTAACCCCGTATTAAGTAGGCTTTGCGGCGTTATTGTCGGTATGATGAATTTATCTGACATATCTAATTAGTTGGTTGCTACAATTTGGCTGTCATTAATCGCTCCTGTCAAAGCCTCGGCAACCATATCCTTCACTTTGCCCAATCCTTCACCTAGTTTGTTGGTTACAATCTTGAAATCACCATGTATCAATCCCCCATTTATGGCAATGTGTATGTTTACATTCTTTTGACCCGTAGCTTTTGTTTTGGGGTCGGCAATTATAGCGGCTGCACCATCTTTACCCTTTTTGCCTTCCGTTTCTTTTCCCGGGACTAAGCCTTTGTTTTTGGCGGCGGCATCTTGGGCATCTTTATTGTTCCAAACGGCTTTGATTGTATCCGATGCTTCTTTTACTGCACTTATACTATCTGCCACTCCTTTTTTAATGAGTTCAGGGTTAAGCGTCAATCCGCCTACTATAGCTTCTTGTACTCCCCACCAAACCTTTGCCACCCCAATACCAAAAGCCTTTATCATTTCCCATGTTGCGGACATTGCGGCGTTAAATGAGCCGAAATGATGCACCAAAGCCATTACACCTGCTGCTAAAGCAGCTACCCCCGCAACTATCCAACCAATGGGGGAAGCTATAAAAGCTGCGTTAAGAAATTCTTGGGCAATCCCACAAGCTGTTATTGCCATTGCTAACCCTTCATTGATACTTGCATCTATTGCGGCTGCAATTGCATTCGCATTCATTGCTACTGTCATTACGCCAAAAGCTGCCGCACCTGCCAACAATCCCACCCCTATATCTTGTAAGATGTTTTTATTGTCACTTAGCCACTTGCCCATTTCTTTTGCGGCTTTTCCCGTGTCCCTCATAAAGTTGGCGATACTTTCAAGTGCGGGGGCTAATAGTTCTGTTGCGCTTATTGCAGCCTTGCCCACCATTTCCTTTACGTCCGTCATGGCAACATTAAACCTTGCCAACGGGTCGGCATTGAACATCGCTTCTGCTGCACCCCCTACTTTTTCTTCTGCAATCTTCAATAGTTCCAAACGGGCTTGCGCTTCCTTGCCGTGTTTTGCAAGGTTTTGGATATGCTCCATTACGGCGGGGTCAATCTTTAATTGCATCCCTAACCTACGAGCCATTTCGGGATTGTTGATGGCTTTTGCAAGCATATTACCTGCTTCTTGGATACCACCACCAAACTTAGCGGCAAAGTCGGCACTGACTTTTTCTATACGCCCCATTTCTTCTTCTGATACGTTGCCCAACAATCCTAGTTGTGCCTGTAAACCTAATATCTCATCTTTGGCATATCCTGTCTTATGATAGAGCGCATCGGCTGCACCTGTGGCTTTCTCAAAGGCTTCTTTTGAGTAGTTGCCCATGTTTTGCATGGTATTGGCAAGGTTAGCCTCGGCTTTATCTAGCTTTTCCACATACTCCCTAGCCTCTCCTATAAACTCCATGCCCTTGAATATGGCAAAAGAAACCCCCAACGCTTCCACTGTGTGCAAAACCGTTTCTTTCAATCCACCAAAAGCCCCTTCCATCTTCTTGACATGGTTTGTAGCCTCGTCAAGCTTAGGTGACATTTCGTCTTTAAGCCCTAAAATATATTCAACTATATTATCTGCCATTACTTAAATTCTACTTGGTGAACAACGCTTAAATAATACTTTACCTGGCACCATGATTTTGCAAATTCATCTTCATTCATCAGGTCGGGGTCTAAACGAAGATGGCAGCGTATTAACGCCGCCATCCTGCCCGTAGGCGAACCATTTACAATATCTTCGTATTCAGCTATTTTTTTTTAAAGGCATTTTTGGCAACTTGTATCAATGTTATACATGCACTTGCCATAGACAGCTTGTAATCATCAACCGTGTAAATGCGTGAATCGCTCTCGCCCTCACCCTTTAATACCAATGCCGACCTTAACTCCTCCCCCGCCGTAAACATACCCACTGTGGCAATCTTATCCATAGCGTAAATCTTTTGGATATAGCTTGGATCTTTATAGAACCCTACAATCCTTTCCTTTGTTTCGGGGTCAATAGCTACATAAATATGCACCTTGCTTGCACCGTGTTTTTTTGCCAATTGCGCTGCGTGGGCTTCTAAGTCCAATGTCTCTTGCTCACTCAATACGCTATAATCAATATCAATTTTAGGTTGCGTATCTTCTACTGTTTTCTTTATTGCCATAATTTCTATTTAAGTATCTTGCCGATTATCAATGGGATTTTTGCCATTAATTTAGTGTCGCCTGTTTTTGCCTCGAACGGGTCTTCCAAAAATTCTGCCGCCTGTAAAATGTCGGTAGTCAAATTAGCTAAGCTGTCACCATAAGTAACGGTAATATCAAACCAAGGAATAGACAATGGGTCACGATTGGGAGATGCTGCAATAACTTTCTTCCATTCGTCCTGATACACCTCTATCGCACCATCATACTCTTTCTTTCCGTAACCACGGCTAACAGGTTCATATCCTGCACCGTAATTATTGGTCTTTTCTTGCTTTGAGGTGTATTTAATATCGGTGATACCAACAACGGGAACGCCGAACAAAACGAACTGGATACTTGCGTAGTTATAATTCACACCATTTATTAACGGGGTCATATCTTGTAAATTTATTTGTAACTAATTGGTATCTGAATATTCCTTGCAATTGCATCCTCATTCAATAATACCGTTATAACCAAAGTACTTGTACTTGTCACATTTTGCGTAGGGTCTATATAAACATCACTAGTAGATACTGTGCTTAAATCGCCGTCCCTATTCATTTGATAAAGTGGTGCAAGGCATTGATTTTGCAAGAAAGAAATAGTCGTTGTAGTCAACGTTCCGTCTGCGTTCTTTATTAGCCTACTTTTAAGGTAAGGTATCAAAGCAGTATAAATACCACGGGTAGCCTTGTCGATTACCCTATTGTCATTGATATAGGCGTAATCACTACTTGCACTAATGGCGGTGTGGTTATCCACAAAGAAAGTCCCACTGTAACCAATATATTGCTGTGCGAAAATGTGGCGTTTGTTATTTATTGCATCCAAAGCTGAATCGCTCAAAGCTGGAGCTGATAGCAACTGCCCATTTGCAAAAGCTGGAACGGCGTTTTCCGTGCCATCTGAAATATTGAACTTTGCAGGTTCGCCAAAATCTTCACTTACCGCACTCAATGAAAGCAATCCTAAAGCAATACCTAAGTGTGTGATTGATTTACCATAAGTAAGGTAAAGGAAATTACCCAAAGCGTTTCCGTCTTGACCTATAATTGAACTTACCTTGTTTGCGCTTAAAGTTGACAAATCATAAACAGTAGTAATGTCGCTAGTGCCTGATAGGTCTGCTGCGTACAATACGGATAGTGGCTTATGCTTGTTATCGTTGTATGTTACTACTTGCGTATTGATAGCCGTAAGGTCTGCGCTTGCCCATGCTGCGGCATCCTTATACACGCCCATTTGCCTGATTGTTCCGCCACTTGCAGTTTGCAAAAGTGTAATCTCTGCAAATGTGTAGGTAGAAGGAACTGGATAAAATCCAATCCATAAAACGCTATTGGGATTGCCACGGAAAAACTCACTTATATGGTAATGCCAAATCGCCTGTTTACTCGCTACCCCCGCACTTGCATTTTGGGTAAGTGTACCAGCAAAAGCACCAGTAGTGGTTACTGCGTTAGGTGTACCGCTGTTTGGAAATATACCCTGTGACTTAGGGAGCGTTACCGTTAATGTTGCCGTTGTAAATGAAGCGGTACAACCATGGATATTCGTTCCCGCATTGATAACGGCAGCCCATGCAGCCCCTTGTAAGGCTATGGTAGTATCGCTACTGCCAACAGTGTAAGTACCTAAGTTCAATATTGCACCTTGCGCACCTGTATAAATCCATGCTATTGTATCTCCAGTGTTGCCTTTTGTAGAAATCAAATAAGTAGCTGTGGCAGCAGTTGCATCGGCGTAGTTAGGAAGTATCCCCGCATTTTCAGCATCAACGATACTATAAAGTGCCTTTGTGTTGTTTGTTGTGGTAAAACCACTTGGCAAAGAACCCGTGTAAAGCAATAAGCCACTAATGTAGTCTTGTCCCGGTGCTACCCTCTTGCTTGCTCCTTGACCCTTTATGAAAACTATATCTGGTCTAGCCATTTTGTTTATTTTTAGTGGTAGCCTTTTTTACTACCTCTTTTTTTTCTTCGAATGTTCCACGTGAAACTTTTTCTCCACCGTAATGTGGGTGCAAGTGAAAATTTCCATCTGCTGTTACCCATATCTCGGTTACATGAGGCAACGCCTCAAATACTTTAGTAGTATCCATTTTATTGAACTGTTCGATTAGCCTCTACCCAATATGCACCATCAAAAACTAAATCTATTACCGCCCTCCCATTAGTAGATAGCGTGGCAGTTCCGGTTGTTTTCCAGTACGACCCGTAAAATTTAATCTTCGTTCCACTTGCGCCTGTTGCTATAATCTTAATATTGTCACCAGCGTAAGAAGAAACAATGCTTGGTTGTTTCAATGTAAAGCTATCAACCAAAGCAATAGGCAAAGTGGTTAACCATGCCCGTGGAGTAATGGATAGGCTGTCTGCGCCTGTTGCATCTGTCATGGTGTACCAGCGGTAAGTCAACACACGACCTGTATTATCTCCTGCCCTTGTTGTGTCAAAACGTGGACCCGTAGATTGTGCATTCGAAATGGTTGTTAGGCAAACCAATAAAGCCAATATTGAAAATACTTTTTTCATTTTTATAAATTTTAAACGTTAAAAGATGCTGCTGTCAATGTTGTAAACAAGAATATTTCTTGAGAGAACCCATATTGTACATCGTACTTCATTAACCCTTTAAGGAAGAATAACTCCGAATTAGCTTGTAATTTTTCAAGTTGTAAAGCGTTATCTTCAGTGCTGTTCATACCAATGTAAAGGTTAGAGCTAGTGTCGTCCAGTGATTCACAGAATAGTATTGTATTATCAGGTAAACCAGCAAGCGTTACTACTTCATAACCCTTCCAAGGCTTAACTCCTGCATCCATAGTGTTCAAACCTTTAAAGGTTGTACCCTGTGTTATTGCTGTTTGGTAGATTTGTTCAGTGTTTACCGACACTAAGAACTTCATCCTTTTAAATCGGCTTGAACGGCTTATCAATGCCTTCTTATTGGTTGCTGCACTTGAAATCAAAGCGTCTAAAGCGTCTAAGATGTTGTAAACACTTCCACTTGTAGCGGCTGCGCTTAACGGCAATGGATTAGCTATTTGATAAACAGAGCTATCGTTTACCATTTTCTTTAAGAACCCGTCAAAGAATTTCAATTGACCGTTACCAGCACTACCAATAGGAGCGGTGTAAGATGTTGAACCCATCCACAACATTGTTTCTACTTGCTCAAATGCACGGTTAAGCGCAATCTGCATCATGTATGTTTCGGCTGTCACTGGCAACTCACGAGCAAGCAACGTACGGCTCAATTGTTCTGCTAAAAAGTTAGCTTCGAAATTACGAGGGTTGAACTCGGTGTACAGCATAATATCTTGTGGTGTCAATACACGACCGTCAATTGTGAACGTTCCGCTGGATGTAGGCGTTGCTGCCCTTTCTTGCAATGGATTAGAGAAATCCATACGGTCAATCGTATGTTGTTTCTTAATGCCATCTTGAACGTAAACCACTCCCTTTTCTACGGTATCCATACCGAAGGTTGCGGGCAACCAGAAATACGATGCGTATGTGCCGGAGTACGATACGTCTTGAATATTTAATGCCATTTTATTTTGTTTTAAAGTTTACTGAAATTAGATTTTACCTTCTCTTTTTAGTTTGTTTTTAACTGCCAGCCCTTGTGCGGTTGTGGGCAATTCACCTTCTTTCAAAGTGTTTACCACATCAGTAATGACTGGTGCTTTTACATTCAAAGGCAAAGCCTCTATAATGTTTTTCACACGGTCAAAACCCAACTCTTTTGCAGTGTTGCACCATTCAAGCACCACGGTAGCCTCATTCTTGATACGACCGATTTTTGCGTAACCCTCAATCATGTTCTTTACCCTTTCGCCTTCTGCTTTTTCCTCTGCGGCAAGTTTGTCTTTGGTCATAGCGTCCAACTTAGCCTTGCAGTCTTCATACTCGGCTTGGTTTTTTTCTTTGTCCTCAAGCAATTTCTTGATTTTGGTTTTCAAAGCGTCCATTTCTTCCATGTCGGCATCGGCTTTTACTTTAGCCTTGTTTTCTACCTCTACGGCTTTTTCCTCGGCTACCTTAGCCCTGTTTTCGATGGCATCAATAGCAGCTACTATATCCTCCTGACGGGCTGCGTCATTCAGCTTTAAGCGCATTGTAATTTTTGTTAACTCGCTCATTTTATTTGTATTTGTGTTTAGAAAAGTGTTTACTACTTTGTTGCATTCCTTGTGAAATTGTAAGCTATCCGAAATTTTTTGTAAATACTTAGTGTTTAACTTTACACTGCTTTCTATCGAATCGCACAACTTCATTTCCAAAGCCTCCGGTGCAGTTATGAATGTCTCACGGTTCATCATCTTGTTAACCGAACCTTCATCCATCCCGGAACGCTTTTCAATCATTGTGACGATGCTTGTTTTCATCGTCTTTATGATGTCGCCGTTTTCGCTTCCAAATGGGTTGTGGTACATCAACCATGCGTAATCAGCCATTATCCTTTTGCGCCCTGCTTGGAATATGACACCAGCTATCGAGGCTGCACAACCCACACAATATGTATCCACGGGTGTATTGGATTTTAAAATAGCGTTGTAGATGTTGTACCCATCCGTTACTACGCCTCCGGGGCTGTTAATCCAAATCTGTATGCGTTTCTTGCCTAAAGTATCCAGTTGCAAAAGTTCCTGTTGAAACAAAGAGCCGTTTATCCCTTGCCCGTCTGTATCATCCATACCAATATGCGTATTCAGCAACATGATAGGCTCGTCAACTGTCGGGTCAATACAATAAATCATGTGGTAAAATTACGTATGGCAATATGGGTAATTAAGTAAAGGGTTATATGTGGGTTGGAATAATTTGTGGCATAAAAAAAGGGCTATGCGTAGAAACGCCACCCATTTCACATAAAAACTATGAAAAAAAAACTACCTACCCTCTATTTCTATTTAGTAAATTATTTTTTTGGTCTAACGGCATAGCGTCATAATGCTTCTTTACGGCTGCTGCAATTATCCCACTTTTACTATCGCCCGTATAATCTTTTTCTGCTTCCACGAGTCGATGATACAATGGCGGTAAATACACCTTCTCCCCTCGTTCCTGTGGACTTAATTTATTGTTTTCGTTTGCCATATTATTGATATTGCCAAATTTGAAAAGAAACGTTAGGATATTGCTTTCCGCTATTTGCAATTAAAGGAATGATAAAAGAATTGTTACTTATCGAAATAACGCCATTTGCGTAAGTTGTTTCATTTGAAATATCACTACCTTGAAGGGTCACAAAATAATTGCTATTTCCGATTCCGTGGCTTACAGTATAAGAATTTTCACCGCCAGTTGTTCCGCTTGTTACGGTAACACTTCCAGCAAGACCAAGTCCAGATGTAGGAAACAACTGAGAAGCTTTTGGAGTGTTTGCATTATTTATATTCCCAGCATAAATACACTTCACCCCTACCGCTGCATCAACATATCCCTTGTTTGCAGGGTCAGTTGATAGCGATGGCGTAAAAGC